TACCACTTCAACTCTGGTTGATCGGCATCTCCAGTGTCTTGGTGCTGGTGGCCCTTTGTCTACAGGGAATTCCATACCATCCAAACTAGCGCAGCCAATAGTGGTTCGATCATCGAGAACAGAAACCCATCTTTCAAATTCTACAATATCGGAATTATTCAAAGCGGTTTCAGTTCCAGCCTGACTACTCATGTAATTTACTAGGGTGATAGTAAGGGATTTGGCTTGAGGGATGCTGCGATTCTTGGCAAGGCGTTTTAGCTTTATAGCGATTTCTTCATTAGTCTCGCCAACTAGATAGCCAGTTTGAATGACTCGCTTGATTTCTTTCGTGCGATTCTTGCTGAATTTCTTAATGGCTTGGTCAATAGATAAAGCCCCTGAACCCTCCAGCCTCATTGGAGATTTCAATACTTTGTTGATTTCCTTCACGCCTATAGTATTTACGGCAGTTCCAGCAATAGTGGCCCTTTCCAATAGCTCTGTATAAAACTCGGATTCCTGTAGTCCGAAATCAACTAATTCCTTTCTAGTGAGTGCTGATAGGGAATCAAGCTCATCATCAATGGCTTCACGCATTTCTGCCCACGCTGATGCTGATATAGCAATCTGACCAATAGCCTCTGGTGCTTCGATCATAGCGGCAACCCTATTCATCATCTGGTTGATTCGCTTTCCTGCTTTCTTGGCCTCTCCAGAAGCATAGCCTTGTACCATTACATGATGCCGGAGGCTTGCTTCTATCGTATAGGAAACTGACAATTTGAATCCCTTTTAAGAGAGCCGCAAATTATAGCGGTGATTCTTGGCTGGCTTCTGCAATTATTTCTTCTGCTGATAGAGTTTTATCAACCAATTCAGCATCTTGCAGAATAGTTACTATGTCAGCCTTTCGCATTACGCCCATATCGCTGAACTGAATTAAGCTCATTGCTAATTGTGGGTCGATCTTATTCATCCAGAAGTCTTTATTCATCTTGAATGTTATTGATTCAGGGTCAACTCCCTCATAGATAGCACAATCAGATAAAGCTGAAATCATCCCTTCTTCGATATTGTTAATCACGACTTCAAGGATACTGTTTTCACTGGAGGCATTAATTCTCGCCGCTTCTGCGGTTTCGTTTCCGCTGGTTTTGGTTATTAGCTTCGCGCCTATCTGAACCATGCGATTTTCTTTAATCTGCATTTCTTCTGATACAGCACTAGCCGCTTCAAGCTGTAGCAGTTCTGCTTTATCGCCAGAGCCTAGTAATATGCCGGAGTTTGCACCTACAGTAATTCCAGATGGATTCGCAGTCTTGAATTGATCAATATCCATATTAGTTGAAATAACTAATGTTGCGCCTGAGTGAATAGCAAGATTGGTTTCGTGGTCGCTTGAGTTTCTGTAGTGGGCGATATTGATCTGAGCTATGTCAGCAACTACAGGGCGGTCAATATCCATTAGATTATTTTTTGAGCCAATCATACTGAATGGAATATGGTCAAATAGTTTGCCCGCTGCATCTCTTGGAGCTTTCAGACTTCCGGCAATTGCTTCACTGTCTGCATCATAGCGTTGTTGAGCATAATATCCGTCTACCATTCTCAATACTCTGTATTCGGTTTTCTTCTCATGGTCGAATTCATCATCATTTACGAAAACGTGCTCCTTTAGGACAAGCAGGGTCAATACCTCACGCCCGTTAACAGAGGATGTTTTCCAGTTCAGGATAGATTCAAAAGGATAGGGAGCAATGTAGGAGCGCAGATTCTTCTGCTTTTTCTGCTCTAAAGTAAGTTCACCACCAGTTTCAGGGAATTCAGCAAGCAAGCCGTATCTACCAGCCTCCATTTCTTCACTAAAGATCATCTGGGCGAATTGATTTATATCAGTTCCTTTCCCATCAATATCATTTCTTAAATGCTCCAAATCAGAATCTAGCTTAATCATAGGGGATTGACGAAAGGCAGCGCCGAGAAAGCCGTTGGCGGTACGGGCAGAGTAATTAGTGTAGTTGGCGCGTTTTAGTCTGTTGTCAAAATCCTGATCTTCTTCACCGGATTTCTGCACAAGGAAGGGCTTGCCGTTTTGCTCATCAAGGCCAGCAATAGCAGATCGAGTCTTTTCAACAATGTGGATTTTAGCGGAATATTCGGGATGCGGAGTTGATACAGGCATAATCTTTTTCCTCGGCGTGTTGCCAGACTCCAAAGATTATACCTGTTTTCATAGACTTATTGAACAGTGAGAACTCCCCGCGGCATTAGCTTGGCGCAAGCATTGGCTATTTCATTCGGCTCGTTTGCCACTAAGCGATTTGCATCTATCCATTCGCCAGAATTAATCAGACAATGATTATCAGCATCAATCAGCTTGACGAAATAAACCGTTCCTACATATTCGGCTGCGGCATGAACCTCAGTGACTAGCACAGGTTGCTTCTGAAAATAGATCATTAATCATCCTCCAGTAGCTTTCTTGAAAAGGCATCTCCAAGAATCTTGCCCATCATATCTGCCTGTCCTGCAAGGATACTCTCAGCAATGGCATCATTCACCTTTGGCGTATTCAGATAAGTCACTTTGCTTTCTGGGCATCCTTTTCCGCTCTCAATTTCGAGCTGCTTATTACAAAAGCGGCAAAGCCCTTCACCATCGTTGATAGGAGTGACAGCATCCCCCAAGTCACGATCTACGCCGCACTCACTACAGAAAAACTTATCCGCCATTGGCTCATCTCCATCGGGGCCATTATTAATAAATGACTGAACCTTCTCTGGCGTACCATAACAGATCATCGGCATTTGGCTATAAACAAAAGTGACGATGCTCTGCATATTAGCTTGGCAAATATCATCAGCATTACCAAAGGCTAGAAACAGGTCATTGGTCAGAACTGCATTGCCGAATGAACCCATTTCGATGCCTTTCTCAATATACCGCCGGAAGCCGCCCTGCAAATGCTCTGGCAATACCGAATAATCAATCTTGCTTACTGTCTCCATCCACTCTTGATTATCAAACATTATCTGTTCTCCCTAATATTGCTATCGTTAAAAAAGAATTGAGGCTCGCAATCAAGTGCCTTGGCGATTTTCAAGAGCATTTCAATATCTATAAAGCACCCATAATCTCTGACTGCTTCAATATCCTCCAACTTCTTTCTGGACAATCCGATCTTCTCGGAAAAGGCATCCATACTGTACCCTTCTGACCGTCTGCGCTGCTTGATTAGTTTCTTTGCTACCAGTGTTGATTCATTAAACTTTTCCATCTTGCTGCTCCTATTGCCTCCTATTACGGGGGCTTGATTGAATTAGGCTGCTACCTTTTCTGCGTTTGCGATCTTTCTCCATTGGCGCAAATCCAAATCCAGTATCTTGCCGCCGATGGTTTCAAGCTCATTCACTCTATCGAGATTTGCTAATTCAGGATTGTTGGCAACCTCAGTAACGGCAGAGGCCATTCCGAATTGGCTGAAATCTCCATCTCTCAGAAAAGTGGTTAGAATAGAATCCTTTTCCTTTTCCTTGATCGGCAATTCCTGAACCAGATAATCAACTGCTGCGATAGGATTCTTCGCTTGCTCGGTCTGAGTAAGTGTGCGGAGGTTATCTGCCATGATCTTGGCATTTTCTGGATTACTGAAATCCCTTAGAGTTTTTCTATGCGCTCCTCATCATATTGGTGCTGGTGTAGAGCTGCGGTGTTGCTGCATGGTTCTTTCATTTCATTCCCCTTGATACACGGACTGAAGTGTGAAGCAGTCATAATACTCACTAGGAACAAACTGCATCCTTCCTGGTTCCCAATCGACGCGCCTGAGGTCGTAACACTCCTCGCCTATCCAATTAAGCTTGACAGCCTCATCTCTAGCCTTTTCTAACGTGCTTGCCTCCACTGTTTCATATTCAAGGTCATCTGGAAAGTTGCCCTTCGCATTAGACGCGGCTTTCGATGCCGCTTCTGTTACATAGTTCGCTCTGTATCTTGGACTCTTAATCATTTTATTTCTCCTGTGGATGCAAAATTGCATCATCTAGCACACTCGGTTGAATATGCTAGGGTGATGAAATCTAACCTCTTGGACTATCAATTTTCCATTCTTCGATTTCCTCTGCCTCGGTTGGAATTGAATAATCAATATCTTCAAGAGATTCGATATGCTCCGAAATCATCTTGCCGATTACGATTCCTGCCCAAGTATCAAGATTGTCATCAAACTTATTACACATTTCGTCAAGCTGCTCTTTTGAAGCGTGGTCGATTGCTTCCATTACTAATTCTGGAGTGATATTCATAATGTTTATCCTTTTATTAACTTTATTAACTATCCAAAGCCATTATTATCTATTTTGAGGGGAAATACTATTAATTTAGTTAGTTTTTATCGTTTATTTGCAATTATTTTCAGACATAGCGAGAGCTATTCTGGAGCGTTCTGGGGGCTTTTAGGCTTGGGAGATACTAACTACTGAATCTGACGTTAATTGGAGCCACAGGGCGGCGAATGGGGAATTCATAGGCAATAGGGTAAGTATGAGCATCAAAGGGATGATCTAGGTCATTATCCTTATCTGGCTCACCGAACTTATTATAGGCAAGCTGCTCGATGGATTTGACCGTTTGGGGGCATTTCACGCAGTTCACTCTGATCTTATTCTGCTGATAGGCTCGATTGCTGGCGATGATTCTCTCCTGCACTCTAGGATTTGAATTCTTCACCTTGATCTGGAAATTAGCTTGGCGCAGTAATGAAATATCAGTCTCAGAAGCACTCACTGACTTTCTACTCCCGCCGGAGGCATCTGGATAAACCGTAATTGCTCGATCGGTATATTTGCCGCAGATGGTAGCGATCATTGCTGGAGTGTCAAAAATATTCATAAATTCATCGACCTGATGCCAAACTCCCTCTCTGACCACATAAACACAAGCCGCCATTTTCTGAACATTGAAATCCATTCCTATTCTGATTTCTTCATTCTTCTGAGCAGTCACATTCGTATCGTGCAGTCTCCGATCAAAAGCATAGAGAACAGTACCGCTTGTCAGATTGACAAATTGGCCTAGCAGATAAGCATCCACCATTTCCTTCGGATATTCAGTAAGCAGGGATTCGATATAATCATCAGGCAGATATTCTGAATTCTCATAGGTTGAACATTGAACCATCGAGAAATCTTTTTTGGGGGAATCACCGAAGCGGTTGAATAAGAATTTGAATCCTTCTGGTGAACCAGTAAACGATACACGATTCTGAGTACCGTCAGGCAACTTGATTCTATTACGCTCATTGATACGCCTGAATACTGAGGTAGCTTTTTCTATCGAGAGAATATCAATCTCGTCAGCCAGAGCCATTGATGTTTTAAAGCCGATGATGCTTTCTGGCTTTTCCATCGAGCGGCATTTCACTATTCCATAGAATTTCTTGCCGCGATAAATTTCTACTTCCCTATTGCCCACTCTCGGTATTGCTGTGAATCCAAGATAGTAAGCAGCTTCCTCCATAGTCGGATAGAAAATGTCACGAATCAATCCATAGGTCGGCGCATAATAAGCAGTTGTTGTTTTGGGGAAATCGGCATGGTGAGCGAATAGCTTATTGCATCCAGCGAAGGTTTTACCGGAACCAAGTCCACCGATGAAAGCCTGATAGCGCGTATCAAGCTGATTCATAAAAACGTATTGCGGATAAGAAAGGGAAGCCCCCACTAGCCAGAGCCTTTGACTATGTTCACATTCCCTTTAGGCTCTTTAACTTTATAAGTAACAGCCAGCTTTTCTGATTCATCTTCATCATCTGGTCGAAGCTCGGCGCGGTCTGATTGCTGTAGCATATTTTTACCGAGCCAGATTTGCATCGTGACATTTCCCTGCTGAGCATTATCCCACTGTAGCCGCCGGAGTGATGATCTGCCCTTATCTTGCCCCTGCTTATAAATTTCTCGGAATTTCTTATCACGCTGGAGAGTATCAACCGAGCAACCAAGAACAGAAGCGATTTCCATCTGCGTACACATGATCGCCGCCATACCTTCAACGGTTTTATAATTGATCTGGAATTTTGGTCTGCCTACCTTTCGCTTCGGCTCGGCTTTCTTGACAGTCATTATCAGCCCGCCTGTAATCTTTCGCGAAGATTTGTTGATGAAAAATCATGCTTCCTACTGGTATAGCTAATTTCAATATCAAGATTGCTTCCAGTAAACTTTTTTCCTATATATTCCTCTCCAACAAATCTAATATTTATTTTGAATGTATTTAATATCTCAAGCAATTCTACTTCGGATGAATAAGGGATAATTTCATCCACATATTTTACTGCTGATAGTTGAATATACCTTTCGACCAAACTTTGAATTGGCTTGTTTTTCTCTGGGCGGTCAATAGAAGGGTCAACCTGTAGGCAGCAAATAAGATACTCACACTGGCTTTTCGCCTCCGAGAGCATTGCTATATGCCCCGCATGAAGCAGATCAAAGCATGATGCTGTTACTCCTACAGATTTCAATTAATCACCCATTATGCAGCTACGGCAAATGTCATGTGATTTCCATCCATCTGTACTATGGATTTCATGTAGAGTTTTCATAGCATCACTATCCCACGCTTCCTTCAATGTCATATCTTTTATATTGCCAATCTTGAGCTTCTTTCCAGACATTTTACAGCAGGGCAATATATCTCCATTCGTTTCAACTACGAGTTGCTTAAATGGGAACTGGCAACCATCTTCGTCATTCTCATTCTTGATGGTCAGCCCTGTTTTTCTGTCAGGCACTTCATCCATTTTCTGAAACGCTATTATATCGGCGCGATCAATCCAGAACTTCTCAAACGCCTCAGCTTCATGGATATTTATTGCCGTTTTCAGAAAGTTCACTCTCACGATAGGGAATTCAAGCCCTAGTGCATTTCTCTCTTGAATAAGCGAAGTAATGTTGTTGATAACTTGTTGATAACGTCCGTCAAGTCTCTGGGCATCATAAACAGCAGAGCTTGCAGCATCTATCGAAACGAATATCTTTGTAATTCCAGACTCGATGATTGATTTTCTTCTCTTTTCATTAAGAAGCGTTCCGTTGGTTGCCATATAAATATTCAATATTCCTTTGTCTTTGGCATACCGAATACAGTCCTCCAAATCCTTTCTCAGCATTGGCTCATTGATATAATTCAGCTTGAGACTTTTCACCCCTATGCTCACCGCTTCATCAATTATTTTATGGTATGTATCAACTCCCATATTCTTATTCTTGATAGTCTCGTATCCATGCAGACAAAACGGGCAATTCATATTGCATCCAGAATTTAGCTCAATATCAATCTGAATAGGGTGGTCGCTTATATGGAATAGGTTTGCCCGATCAATCTCACTAATCATATCTGCCCATTCTTTAGGGTCTATATCCGGCGGACACTTTTTAAGCAGATGGAAATTTCTGAATTCGTGAGTATTGCTCATTTTTTTCTTCCTAGTTTGATTCCATAGTCATTAGTCTTTTTGCTGATCTGGAGTCCATCTATTCTTATCAGCTTCGTTGCTTTGAATAAGCTGTAATCAACATAGTGATGAACCCTTCCAAATCTATGCTTTATTTTTGAAACATCACCATGCACTCTCACTATCATTTTTGATTTATCAATCGTTCCGGTGGATGAATACTTTTCTCCAGCCTTTACATCATTTTTCACTTGATAAATCTCTGATGTGTTCCCTCCCTTTACAGTCTGGGTTGGAGCTTTATCTTGCAAAAAGGCATTGAATAAAATAGTACACCAGCCAGCTTTCAATACATCGAGAGATAAAATAGTGTCTTCGTTGTGTCTACCCCTCCAACGAAACGGCAAATCATTTCTAATCAAGTTGCATGAGTAGATTCTTGTGTTTTTAATAAATGGAGGCATCTTCTGGCGATCTGGAGCAAAGAATTTATACTGAGGGCCAGCCATAGCAACATTCTTATATCGTAAAGCGAAATCCTCTTGAGCAGTCCAAAAAGCAGGATTCTCGCACTTGATTCTTTCGTTTTTATTGAGCCGAATAAAGCATCTGATATTGTCATCCATAATCCAATGCCAATCGAAGCCATTAGCAATAGAGTGTTCCCATGCAAAGTTTCGAGCGGGTCCAGCTCCAGTGCTTTGAGTGAATCCATGATCGTCACATAATTCATAGGTTTTTTTGTAGTTCATATCCAGAGGAAGGATAATTGTAAGCAGCTTCATTTCTTCGACTGCTTTTTCATAGTCGGCAACTTGGTCAGGCTCGACTATCACATAGTGCTTTATTCCCATTCGGGTCAGAGCCTTGCTAGTGATCATATACTCACTACGGCTCTTTGATGGGATATAGAAAGGAAACTGAGGGAGATTCATTCGTATCTCTTGGATTCTATGTCTCGTTGCTCCTTCT